TACAGACTCTTCGTCGTATAAGAATTTTTTAGTATGTAACTTAACCATCTCTCCAAACTCTTCGACATACTTATCAACGTCTTCTTCAGACATATCAATAGCGGAGAGATTAAATAGGCTATAGATATCTTCAACTAGTGTGTCAATTTTTTTCATATAATAAAAAAGAGGGGAGCAGAATACGGAAACTACTCCCCTCTCTATCTCCTACGTTATATTAAAACGGAACTGCGTCAGACTCTTGAACATAGCCGCCATCTACGGGGGCGAAGTCCTGCTGATTTCCAGCGTACTCAATGAAATCTACAATCTGTATAGCAGCAAGGTCAGCGGATATGCCTGACTTTCCAGCGTAGTCCCACTCGTAGGGGATTGCCTTTACATTAACGGTACTACCATTAGCAATCTTCTTATCGTTATTCCAACGATTATTTTGTGAGTCCATTACAAGGGGTGCATTACGTTGTGTACCATCCTTGCGGTGAACTTTACGCTTGATAGTGATAAAGTCTCCTCGTTCATCTCCTTTGTTAGCAACTTTTAAACCAGACTTCTCAACAACCTCACGGTTGTCATCATTAATCTCTACTTGTATTGACCATACTGGATCGAACTTAGTATTTGGTTCAGTAATAGAAGCATAGTGGCACTTACCAGTAATGTAAACGGGATCGTTCATATTATATTTCTCCTTTTAAAATCCGCACCATTGCGGCACTGAGTGGGATAATTCCCATTATTGTTGTCTACTACTAACAACAAAAGTATTATAACATAGGTGTTATATTCTTGTCAAGCACTTTAATGTGTCTCTGCCCAATTATTTCCAACTTTATAATCAGAGTCAAGCTCACACTTAAAGTTAAATGTTTTCTGTGTATGATACATAGCATCTTTAGTTATCTGTGTAAAGCGTTTAACATCAGACTTGGCTACCTCAAACTGATACTCATCGTGTACTGAGGCTACAATCCTAGCATCAAGACCTGTCTTACGTATCCTGTTGTCCATCTCTACTAACCATTGCTTACATACGATAGCACCAGCACCCTGTAACAGTGTGTTAAGTGCAGCGTGATCTGATCTAATGTGTAGTCTTCTACCATCAAGACCTGGAATACTACCAGACTGTGCAGCCTCCTGTACATTAGAACGTAGTTTCTTGAGGGCTGGCATGTTACGTAGAAACTTTTGTATTAGTTTCTGACCATCAGATGCAGAACCACCTACTACCTTACCAATCTTAGCTGGACCTGCACCATAAAGAAAAGCATAGATAAAAGTCTTTGCTTGATCTCTGGTTTTTAGTCCTGCTGCTTGTTGATTAGCAGTGTGTACATCACCAGTAAGAACCTCTTGTGTAAAGGTAGCATCATTCATGTAATGTGCAAGACATCTAAGTTCAAGACCAGATGCATCAGTACCTACTAGCTTATGTGTTTCTGTATTAGATACTGTCCATAGGCTACGGCACTCTTTACCATAGGGGCTGTATACTGCTGGTACTTGTGCCATATTAGGTTTGTTGTGTGCCATGCGGCCAGTGATTGTTCTTAGTGTAAGCACCCTACCACGTACACGCATGTCTTCGTCGCACTCTTGTATCCATGACTTGAGAAGTCCAGTTCTTTTCTGTAGAAGAAAGTAGCGGTTGAACATCTCAGCCTCTGGCATCTTGATCTTGGATAGAACCTCTTCATTAACAATAACATTACCTTTTTCTGTTAGTTTGTCTGGCTTCCATCCACGAGACATTAGACGTTCAGCTATCTGCTTACGACTTGCAATGTTAAATGGTACTATGTTTGTTTTTGTTTTGAGTTCTATAATTGTAGGCTCAAACTCTTTCTCAGCGTCACTCTCTAGTTGATGTTGTTCATCCTCAAGTTGAGCTAGAAGTATCTGTGCTTCTTTAAGGTTAAAGGCAAATCCATTACGTTGCTGCTTGTCTAATATAATTCTAATATTACGCTCTAGATTATAACAGGCATCAGAGAAACCTTTGCTTTCCTCTTCTAGTTTCTGTGCTACCTTATGAGTAAGATCAACGTCTCGCTTACAGTACTCTAACATTTCAGGTGTGTAGTGCTTGAAGTCATGGTAGTCTATCTTAGGAAATCCAAAGCGTTCACCCCATGACTGTAGTGAGTGACCACCATCACGCACAGGATTAAATAGCTGTGACTCAATAAGAGTATCACGTACCTGTACAGGTGCGATAGCAGAACCTGTTAGCTTGTTAAGAATGGGAGCATCAAAGCTAATACCATTGTGCATAATGAACTTTGATATACGCTTTGACCACTCACCAAACTCTTGACATTGATTACCAATCCACTGACGCATCTCTCCTGTTTGATAATGTTTAGCTACAATGCAATGTATTATACTTGCATCTAAGTCATCAGTCTCAATGTCTACGATTGCTTCCATTAATCTATGTCCACTATATATCCATCTTTAGTTTGAAGGTGAAAGAACATCTCACCCTTGCGGATGTTACGATTAGAAACTTCCTTGACCTCTGAATTAAGAACACTATCACCATCAAAGAACCATGCTTGTTTACAGTCATCTCTGAAGACAACGAATGTTAGTAGATCATTATAGTGATCTTTCTTCCATTTGTCAAGAAGTCTTTTCTTTCTGTATGGTATACGTATATCTTTCCATGAGCTAGGCCAGTCGCCTTTCCAAGAATACTTTATCTCTACCTCATAGAAGTGTCGTGGTAGATCAGAATTTATACTACATGTGATATCAAAGTAAGTGTTCTCTTTCATGGTAATGTCTGTTGAGTTTGTATTCTTTTCAAGCCAATCTATCATAACCTCTTTGGCTTTCTTATCAGCGACATCATATAGAGCCTTGTCAAATTTCTTTTTAACAGTCTCCATTACTCCTCTCCTTCCATAAAGGGATTGTCCACTTGAGTCATGCGACCAGTGTCACGATCATAGTGGAGGTAGCAGGATACACCTGTCTCACCAGTGTATCTGTTCTTGAGTATACGTACCGTGGTAGTGTTAGCTTCTACGTCATCCTCTGCTTGTTGGTTACGCTCCAGTCCAATGACTGCATCAGATAGGTGTGCGATAGATGCAGAGCCACGTAGATGTGAGAGAGATACCTCACGGCCATCCTCATGACCACGATCACCTCCAGGTCTACGTAGGTGACTAACAAGTAGCAGTCCTATGTTAGTCTCCTCAACCAGTGAACGTAGCTTGGTCATCAGTATGTCGATAGACTTACGCTCATCACCGTTGTCTTCCTGACCTGATACCAAGATAGATAGGTGATCAAGAATAACCCACTTGCAGTCAAGTGCCTTTGCCATATAACGTACACGATCCAGTATCTCATCGTTCTCAATGCTACCAAAGTGATCGAAGGCAAAGAACCTACCACTGCCAAGCGTAGCATCCTGCCATACCTTGAGTTGCTCTGGTGTGTACTGCTCACGTATCTCTTTGATGTACAATCTAGCATTAGCCTCAACACTCATAATATTGAAGGCAGTATTCTTTGTGCTTTCTTCAAGAGCAAGTACACCAATGTTAGCCTCTGTATTCTGCATGATATGATGCATAAGCTCACGCATGATACTGGACTTACCCATACCTGCACCAGAGGTGAACGTCACAAGCTCACCAGTACGCATACCGTAGGTCTTCTCGTTCATCTTAGTCCAGGGATAGTGACAAGTCTCGTTGATCTTCTCGTCGTATAGAGAAGAGCCAAGGTCAGCTAGGTTTATAATACCTGCTGGTGTATAGGTACGTGCGTTCCACCATGACTGTACAAACTTCTCACGCTGTCCTGTCTTGAGATACTCATTAGCATCCTTGAGATCAAGGCTCACGATCTTACACTTGTTAGGCTCAAACAACTGTGCGACCTGTTGCTCTGCTAGTTTACCTTGCTCGTCGTTGTCAAAGCACACAACCACAGTGTCAAACTTATTGAGATAGTCAAAGGATTGTTTGCAGTTCTTGAGGGCAGATGCTGCACCGTTCTTAATGGAAACGACAGGCCACTTGGAACCGAGTAGTTCGTATGCACTCATGGCATCAAGCTCACCCTCACATACTGTGATGTACTTACCACCTTGATTGAATACATTCTGTCCAAACAAACCAGCTTGAGATAGCTGACCCTCTGACCAGAACTCTTTGTCACTGGTGCGTCGATACTTAGATGCAATGTGACCACCATCCTTGTCATAGTACTTATACTGATGCTCAGTA